ATTGGACACGACGCGGTCGAACGGCAGCAAGTGGGCCTGCTCGGAGGCATGGCCTGGGTTGATTTTACAGCCCGCACAGGGCCGTTCGACTTTGACGATGAGGCCGCCCAGGCTGCGGATGGCGTCGACCTCGTTCTGGAAGCGGACATCGTCACAGACGACGTTCTTGACCCGCTTGGCGTCCCGCATCCACAGGTCGACCCAGAAATTCTCCCCCATGCACTTGCGGCCCCACTCGGTGCCGAGCGTCTGCATGGCGTGGCGCGGCGTTAGTCCGTTGAGGTCAGAGTGCGGCATCTCCTTGCGGGCAGCGTCCCCGTCGAGAATGTCCGTGTCGACGCCAAGCACCCCGATCATGGATTTGAGGCGGTAGGCCATCGGCCGCCGCACAAAGCCATGATGGATAGAGAGCCAGCGCGCGGCCGTCGATTTGCCCGCCCCGGCGAGCCCGGTTAGTCCGATGATCATTTGCCATAGACCTCTTCAAAAGCCTTGCGCGAGGTCGCGCGGTGCTGCTCGACGAGCAGAGACGCCATGCGATAACAGGCGTCCCAGATGGCCTGCTCGATCTGGTTTTGCGGCTTGTTCACTGGAACCGCGTCCTGCGGCTCCACAACAGGCCGTAGAACGGCAGTCTCGGGCAGCGGAGGGGGTAGGTCACCCCGGCGCAAATGCCCGCGTACGGGCTCGCCAGGGGCTTTCTGCAAACGCTCCTCGAGTTGCTTGCTCAGACGCTGGAACCGGGCGATGTCATCACTTGTCTCGGACTGCATGCGTGAGCCTCTTATGTTGATGGACTAACGCACGGTACGAAGGCGGTTCAATCGTCTCGATGTAGGGCAGGCAGGTCTGAATAAAGCGCAGCGCCATGCGCGCCGCCTCGGGGTCGCCCTCAGCCATCGCCGCCATCGCCAGGATCTCCCCCATCTTGGCGTCAATGGTGCAGCCCGCGACGGCGAGCGACACATCGGCCTCTATCAAAATGTCGTCGATGAGGTTGGAGAGATTGGCGATAACTTCGTCGGTGGTGAGGTTGAGCTGGAGCGGTTGCTCGGGGATCGCCGGGCTCCGCTCCTGCTCTTTGACGGCGATGTGATCGGCCTCGATAACGCGAACAGCTATGGCCTCCTCTAGGGACGCCTTACTCTGCTGCGTTGGCCGTCGCGCCATCTGTGACCTCCGTGTTGATGCCGAGCTGGTTGGCCAGCCCGAACAGTTGCTCGGCGCACATTTCGATCAGGAACGGCGCACCGGTTGGGTTGATGGCGTGCAGGTTGGCGATGCAGGCGGCGGTCGTCTGCAGCGAAGCCAGGAACAGCGACATGGCATCGCCGTTGAGCAGCATGTGAGACGCGAAGTAGGCGTTGCCCGCGTCACGGCAACGGTCCTGCAGTTGCGCCCACTTGCGGTCTTGCTCGGTTGTCTCGGTCATTGTGTTGGCACCTTTGATCCATTGGTGACGATGCGTGGCAGCGGCGGCGGCACGGATCCCGCGAGCGGCTTGGGGGCCTTGCCCAGGCTCGACAGCTCGTTGCCGATGCCCGCGAGGTTCGAGACGATGGCCTGGGCCTCGGGGTCGATACCCAACTTGAGCCGGACGTCCTTTGCACTGTTCGAAATCAACTGACGCAGCGAGAACTCCTGCACGAGGGACGCCTTGTCGTTCCAGAACTTGATGCCGATAATGATGTCCGCGCCCGACGGACGCAGGTAGGCCTCGCCGGTCTTGGCGTATTCGCTGACCGCCAGCACGGCATTGTCGGCGACGACGGCGCGCAGATCATTGGCCACCGAGGCCAGGATCTTGGCGATTGCGCCGCCATCCGACCACGACGCCGCGGCGTCCTGCGCTTCCCACTCCTTCGCGCCGGTCACGCGCACCAGCGTGTTCCCGTAGGTTTTAACAGTCATGCTGCCCCTCGCTTCTCCGCGAGGCGCTTGCGGCGCTCGCGCACGGTTTCTAAGATCTTCTCTCGGTACTCTGGATCCCTCACGTAGCGTTCACGGCGCGTGTCGTTCTCCCACTCGCGCCGTGATTGTTTGTTGTCCTCGTACCATAGGCACCAGTTGGCGTAGCGCAGTGTCGTTCCGGCCACGCGGGCCGCTTCCTCAGCGGTTATGTACGGTTGATCTACGAGCAGCTCGCGGATGCGTGCCGCGGCGCTCTTCTTGCGTTGCATGGTGTCTCCCTTAGTCGCGGTCTCCCGCCTTCATCTCGGAGCGACACGGCCGCGCCTCAAGCTGGCAACGGTGCATGGTCTGCCCGGCCAGTTCTCCAATGCTCGACCGGCTGCACCGCGAGGCGAGGCTCTGCGCCAGCTCGATGTCCATAAACATCTCACCGAACTGGAAGCGGACTTGCTCGGCCCAGCCCTTGCGGGCGCTCTGCAGGGCGGCGTCCGTCGTGATGCCCTGGCTACCAACAACGCTGACCGAGGCGCGACAGATGGCTTCACGGCCGGGGGCCGGGGACAGCGCATACTCGCCGCGGTCTTCGCGCGCCTTCTGCGGCCGCACATAACGGTCCTCATCGCTGGGGCGGACGCGGTGCGGGCGGGCCAGATAGCCGTACACGCGCACGCGCGGCTGGCCGTAGATCAGCGGCTTGGCACGGCAGTGCTCGGAGCCCATCCAGTCGAGCTGGCAGTGGACCGTCTGCATCGAGTCAGCCGCGGCGAACTGTGGGAACAGCAAAAAAGCGGCCGTGGCCGCCTTGAGGGCGTGTCGCATTGGGCTCTCCTGGGGTTCACGAACGCCAACGCAACCTTACTGGAGCGAATCGGAGCGTATTCGCGTGATTGGAGCAATCACCAGTGTTAAGCGCTCCTTAACTATTCGCGCGAGCCGGTCAGCAGCTTGAGCTTGGTGCGCTCCATCAGCCACACCACCTCGCCACCGTCGGCAACCGACGATGCGAAGTACTCGTCACCGTCAACGTCATAGCCAATGATCACCACCGTCTTGAGCCCGGCCTTCTTCGCGCGGTCGAGCACCCGCTGCGGGTCGAGGTCGAGACGGGTGATGCACGGAAGGTCAACTACCTCACCCATAGAGCCGTCTCCTTATGGCGTCGGTCATGCGCTTGATCACTGGGTCGTCGTCGAGGTCGTCCTTGATCACGAGGCCGGTCTTGACCACGCCGTCGTAGAGCCGCCGCGGCCGCTGGAAGCGCTCCGCTTTCTCGGCCAGCCGGTCGCGCGCCTCCTCGACGTCCAACTCGTCGTCGGCCGTCTGCAGGTAGTTCCTGTCGCGGAAGTAAGAGAGCCCCATGGTCACGGTGTCGACCAAGTCGTCGTGTGTCCCGTAGGGGAAGCTCGCGCACTGGTCGATCACCATCTCCGTCTTGGTGCCGGGCACGTACCAGCATGAGCCTGCCTCAAGGATCGCGGCGACGGCGTGCGCTCTGGGCACTTTCCCTTTGGTGCCGGGCTTGCCGCGTGGCAGCCAGGGCTTCACCGGCAACCGTCTGCGCTGCATCTCCTGGACAAGTTGAATGCCCGAGGCGCGCTTCTCGACGAAGATGCGGTCGGGCCTGAATAGCCTGTGGTGACCCAGGACGACGTCGATGAGGTCGACGGCGCTGACCCGCTCCTGCCACGCGCCGAGCAGGATGATGTGGGTATGCTCGTACTCGGCCCCGGAAGGCTTCTTGGAGATGTTCTTGAACACGCCCCAGGCGGTCATCGCCGAGCAATCGTTCTCCTCGCCCTCTTCAAACGCGGTGTCGTAACAAAGGAAGATCGCCTCGCACTCGGGCAGGTCCTTCTTTTCCCAGGCGCGCCAGTATTGCTTGGCCAGGATCGCGCCTTCGTTAGGAGCCGGGCGCTGCTGATAGAGGCTCGACCAAGTGCGGGCCATGGTGCCGCCCTTCTTGGCGGCGGCCATCAGACGGTCGGCATCCTGCTGACGGAACCATTGGGGCCACAACAATTCGCCCTGCTTGCGCTTCAGCGGATCGTCCGGATACTCGGCCAGCAGCGGCAGATTGATGACCAGGAACAACTTGCCGTCGGTGCAGCGCCAAAAGCCGCTCTGGCCCCGCCATTTCTCGCCCAGTAACCGCCCGGCCAAATCGTCCTCGTGCCACCGAGTCATGACAATCAGCACCTTGCCGCCGGGCTTGAGACGGGTCGAGACGTTGTCGACGTAGCCGTCCCAGATTTTATTGCGGATCAGCTCGCTGTCCGCCTCCTCACGATTTTTGACGGGGTCGTCGATCACCATCCAGTCGGCTCTAACGCCCGTGATGGTGCCGCCCAGGCCCGAGGCGCGGTAGGTGCTGTCCGAGGTCAGCGCCCAGTCGTCGACCGCCGAGTTATCACTCTGAATGGCACAGCCCATGATGCGGGCAAAGTCGGCGCTACGGGCGATGGCGCGGACGCGGCGGCCAAAGCGCTGCGCGAGATCCTGGCCATACGACGTGCTGATGACGTTGGTGCCCGCTTTGCGGCCGAGTAGCCAGGATGGAGCGATGACGGATGTGTAGGTGCTCTTGGCCGAGCCGGGCGGCATGAAGGCCATGATGCCGTCCACGTCGTGATACTCGCCATCGGCCATTTTTTGGATGGCGTCGATGACCAGCTCGTGGTGCTCGGCAGGCGTGACGCGGGCTCCGAAGTATTCGTCCGGCCTGTCTTCGATAGGAGCCCCGGGAACTTCAATCATTCTGCAGTAGGCGCTGAGGCTTTGCTTGCCCTTGGCCCAGTAAGCGTCTTCTAAAGCTTGCTCGTACTCGGCGAGATGCTCGGGCGCGAGTGCCGCAAGCTCAGCCTTCGACAGGGGTCTCATCGGTTAGCACCTTGGCCTGGAGTTCAATGACGCGCTGCAGGCGCTGCTCGATGGTCAGATTGACGTGCGTGCTCTCGATCTCGATGCTCTGCTGCGGCTTGCCTTCCAGCCTGTCGAAAATAAACGCCGCGGCCTGAAGGTCGCCCGTCGAGGCAGCCTCCAGGATGGCCGCGGCCATGGCTCTGACTTTGGTCGGGTTCTGGGTGGCTTCCGCCCGCAGCGCATCCGTCAGCAACTTAAATTTTGAGCGGCCGGACGGGTTGCCGGACTGCCCCGGCTTGAAGCGCGATGATGCGGGCGGATTTGCCATTTAAGCCCCCTTGTAGGCAAACGAGCCGTGGAAGCGTTTGGCGGCCTCGGCGTAGGCATCACCCGCTTCTTCCACGCTCGCGAATCGACCGAGATTGTAGCGCACGCCGCGGGCGGTGATGGAAGCCGTAAAGCCTGTGCCGGACTTGCGAACGCCGCGGCGGCCGTGCGGGTTGGGGCGACGGGCTACGCTGTTCCAGGCATTCTGCGCGTCGTCGGCCGGGCGCAGCATGTGGATCCGATTGTCGCGCTTGTCGTGGTCGATGTGGTCGAGGCCGCCATCCGGCCAGTGACCATAGACGTAGTACCAAGCCAGTCTGTGGGCGAGGTAGTCCTTGCCGTCGATGTAGATTGACCAGTAGCCGCCAACCTGCGGGCTACCAGCGAGCGCACCAGCCTTGCGCGGGCCGCGGGCGTGTTTCCAGTAAAAGTTGCCGCTGCTGGGCACGTACAGCACCAGCTCGTGCAGCCGCTTTTGCGTCAGGGCGATCTTGGGGATCACCCGCTGTCCGCGCGTGACGCGGCCAGAGGTATCGAGCCAGTCCAGGGCATGCGCCCGGCGCTCTTGTCGGTACATTGTATTCGGTCCCTCTCGAACGAAAAAAGGCGACGCTCCCGCTAGAGAACGCCGCCCACTGAAGTCTCACCCACAGCCACTCCACCGCAGAGGCCTGCCTCTTGTGGAAGTAACTCGACAAGTAATACTGATTCGCGCTCGTCAAGTCTATAGTTGCATGGCGTCTATACTTAGTTTTCTTGACTTATTGGAGCAAACAAATGCAAAAATAGCCCCTTGGGCGAATCGGTTGGAGCAAACAAGGAGGGAACGATGGCCCGGCGCAACGTCATTGCCAAAGACCTGGGGAGCGGCAAATACCGCCCCCGGGTGGTCAAGTCGAAGAAGACCTACAGCCGCAAGGCCAAACACAAGCGCAGCGGCGCTCAGTGACGCGACTGCCACACGACGGTCGAATGCGACCCCACGCCTCGGTAAGGGGAGCTTGACGGCGGTGATCCACCATCCGTATATGGCGGGAATGGCCGTTAGGGCGCGCTGAGGCGATGGGCACGGGGGTGCTCGGCAGCGACACGGACGGTCAGACGCGGGGTGGTGATGGGCGGCTCGGGGTGGAGGGACCTCGGGCCGCTTCTTCGTTTATTCTTCCTTGAACGCGCGCTCGGGAAGACCTGCCAAGCGTGACTGCGCCAGCAGACGGCCGAGGCCGCGGTTGGACGGGTTGGAGAACAGCGCGAGGCTCGCCGGGTTCTCGACCGGGCGCACCTGGGCGGGGCTGGTGAAGTAGCCCGCCTTGGCGTGCGCTGCCCGAGCTTCCTGGATCTGACTGAGGTTCATGCGCCCGATGCTCTGCAGCAGCGGGTTCATGTTTTCGTGCGGCTCGAGTCGTTGCCGGATTGGATCCCACACGCCCCACTGCTCGGCAAAGATCCCGCGGTCGTTGGCCAGCGCATCGCGGGCGTTGACGTCGAGCGCGCGGCGATAAGCTGGCGACATCGTCAGGACCTTGTCAGGTCGCGCGCCATCGACCCACTTGGTGTCATGCACGTAGTCCGGCAAATTGGGGTTCACGCCCCCCTTGGCCATGTCCAGCTTGGACTTGTTGTGCCGCCCCAGCAGGCTCAGCGCCCGCTCGCCGTAGTGGCCTCGGCCGCCGGGCCGGTCGAGCATCTCGTCGATGCTGGTGACCTTGGCCTCGCCGCGCAGCTTGTACTGTTTGTTAAAGTCGCTAAGGACGTCCTTCTCCCACGCCTTCTGGGACTTGACGTCGCCGCCAAACAGGTCGCCGCGGTACTTGCCCGCCATGTGGCGGTCCATCGCCGAGATGTTGGCCTTGAGCGGGTTCTGCCAGACCGCGCCAAAGCTGCCGGTCTTGAACGACAGGCCGGGAACCTGCGAGGACACGCGCGACACCATCTTCTCCCACTCCTCCGGGGTGTTGGGGAGGACGGAGCGGTTGCCGCGGCCGCGGAAGCCAAAGAACTCGGGATCCTGCTCCATCATCTTGGCGAAGTCGGACATACGGGTCCAGTCGGCCGAGCCCACCGAGCCGGTGCCGCCGGTCTCCTCGGAGCCGAGCCCGAACTCGCGCGCAATCCTTGAAGAGAGCGTCTGTCGCAGACTGTCAGGGCCGCCCTTGATGCCCGAGGCTTCACTGAGCTTCCAGGGCGTCATCGAGGCCATCTTGCGGATGTCCGCCGGGGACTTGGCCATGGTCTGGGTGAAGGCGAGCTGGTTGGGCGTCAGCGGGTTATTGGGCGAGCTGAGACCCATCAAGAAGCCGTTGTAAGTGCGCAACGGATCGGTGCCGACGGTCATGCCGTAGGACGTCGGGTCGGTCGCGGCCACCATGCGGTTGTGGATCTGCTTGTGCAACTCAGGCGTCAGCTCGTTGGGGTCGATGCCCTGCGCTTTGAGCGCGAGCTGGTCGTAGTAGGACGGCGGCGTCTGACCGTTCTCCAGGAACGAGCGCGGCACTTGCACGGTGCGGCCGCTGGAGAGCTGCACTGTCTCGGGCTTGCTGTTGACCCCGAGGTCGGTGCCAAAGGCATCGCCGAACCGCTGGAAGTCGCTGGGAGCCCACTGGGAGACCGTCTTGCCGTTGACCAGCGCTGGCACCCGCGTGCCGATGTCTTTCTCGCCCATGACGCCCGAGGGCCGCGTGAACGCACCGGCCGGGATCGCCATCGTTGCGTCGTCCGGATTCGACCACAAGCGGCCGTCGCCGGGGCCTTTTGATTTGCGCCATGCGGGGATCTCGGGGCCAAAGTGCTGCTGCAGGTCCTCGTAGGCCTTGCCGGTGCGCGGGTCGGTCGCCTGCCAGTAGCCGCGCGTCCCCTCGCCCGGGACCTTGTTGGCGTCACGGAACCCAACCCACTTGTGCTCGCGGACGGCCTCCGGGTAGTTGTCCTTCCAAAACTTATAGCCGTCAGGCAGCAGCATAGTGTCCGGCGTCATCGGCAGGCCCGAGCCCTCCTGGATGCGCGCGTAAGCTCCGGAGGCGACACCCTGGCGTCTAAAGTCCTTATCGGTCTTGGCGTGCATGACCATGTTGGCGTCAGGCATCTCATGCACGTGGTACTCGCCCGCCAGCTTGCCCTCGGGGCTGTGCGCGG